TGGTCTCAAACACGATGGACTCGATATGTTTGAGAGAGATTTTGATGGAAGTGACTCAGATATTGTTAATGTCACTAATGGAACCATTTCGATTCCAAATCATTTCTTCGTAACTGGTGAAAAGATTCTTTATACACATGCTGGAACTGGAACAACAATGGCTGTTGGTATTGCATCAACAACAGTTTCTGGTATTGGTTTAACTGATAAACTTCCCAATGAACTTTATGTTGTTAAAATCGATGATGCTAGATTGAAGTTTACTGATACATCAGAGAAAGCTAATAGATTAGTTCCAGAAACTTTTTCAATTAATTCTCTTGGTATTGGCAACTCTCATGTATTTACTGCTATCAATCAAAATGCGAAAGCGTTAGTAGCTATTGATAATAGAATTCAAGCTCCTGTTACTGGAACTGCGGTCACAACAAACTTAGATCAAAATATAGTATTTGATACAGTATTTGATGTAACCGGCATAACATCATTTGCATCTCAAGACATTATTAAAATTGGTGATGAATATATCATTCTCACCGATGTTGGTATTGCTGGTTCAACAAGATTTGGTTGTAGAAGAGCTCAACTTGGTTCTACTCTTGAAGAACACTCTAATGGTTCTCTGATTACTAAAATTTCTGGTAATTACAATATTGTTGGAAATACCATCAACTTCGCTTCGGCACCACATGGCAATAGACCATTAAGCACTACATCAGCTGCAGATCCTGATTCTAGAGATTGGACTGGTATTACAACTTCTTCTAGTTTCCAAGGTAGAACTTTCATGAGAAGATCTGCTATAAATTCTCCAAATGAAACATATTTAAACAATATTGTTTTTGATGATGTATCACATGATTTTAATGGAATCAACACTAGCTTCACTTTAAAATATGATGATAATAACACTGTTGGTTATTCAACAGATAATGGTATCATTCTTATCAATAATATTTTCCAAGTTCCTAAAGGAGCTGTAGTTGGTGATGGAATTTACGATATTGAAGAATCCGCAGGTGTATCAACGGTAAGGTTCAGTGGTATTGGTATCAGCAATGGACATGATCCAAATGATAGTGATATTCCACTTGGTGGTCTAATAATTTCGGCTGGTACAGTTAGTGGATTTGGATATCAACCATTGGTATCCGCTGGAGGAACTGTCTCAGTTTCCGCCGCTGGTACAGTCACTGCCGTGAGTATTGCTAATAGTGGTTCTGGATATAGAGCTGGTATTCAAACAGTTGTTAATGTTGGTGTTCAGACTGATGGGGAACCAAGTCTCCACTTTATCGGAACTGCAGCAATCAGTGGTGGTAACATCGTTAGTGTTGCTATCACCAACCCAGGAACTGGTTACACTGGAACCAATCTACCAGAAGTATTTTTTGATGATCCACTTCCATACTTTAACATTCCTGTCCAATACAGTTCTTCTAGTGTCACTGGGGTTGGGAAAAGTGCAACAGTTAATATTGTTGTTGGTCAAGGATCTAGTGTTATTGACTTTGAGTTTAGATATGGTGGATATGCTTATGGTGAAGGTGAAATATTGACTGTTCCTATTGGAGGAACTACTGGAATACCAACTGATACTTCAGTATCATTTGAAGAATTTCAAATTAGTGTTGATAGAATATTTACTGATAGTTTTAGTGGTTGGTCTGTTGGTCAATTACAAGTTCTTGACAAGTTCGATGATTTGTTTAATGGATCTACAAAAGACTTTAGATTGAATTTGAATGGTGAAGCTATTTCTATCCAATCAAGTCCTGGTTCAAAAGTTGAAGTTGATCAAACTCTCATTATTATAATCAATGACATACTCCAAGAACCTGGTAAAGGTTATGTATTTACTGGTGGTAGTACTGTAGAGTTTTCCGAACCTCCAAAGATTGGAGACACTTCCAAAGTTCTCTTCTACAAGGGTAATGGAGATGTTGATGTTGTCTTTACCAATGTTATTGAAACAGTAAAAGTCGGCGACAATCTCAATATTGATAATCTTCCACCTACTCAAGGCACCATCTTCGATGAAGATATCAGAACTGTAACTGGTATTAATACCCTTGATTCGGTTGAAACTAATGTTTATCAAGGACCTGGAATTACAAGTGACAGAAATGTCTTGAGACCTGTGACATGGTGTAAACAAACAGTTGACAAGTTTATTAATGGAAAGGTTGTTGGTAAAAATAGAATTAGCTATGAACCTCAAATATATCCAACTTCTTATCTGATTCAACCTGTTGGTCTCGGTTCTACAGAAGTTTATGTTGATAGTCTAAGACCTCTATTTGATTCAAATAATGAATCTCAAGTTAGAGATTTCCAAGATTCTATCACAATTACATCACAAGATAATATTGTTGGAGCTTCTGGTACGGCTATCGTATCGATTGCTGGAACTATCTCCAGTATTTCAATCACTAACGATGGTCTTGGATATACTGTAGCACCCACAGTCACAATTGGATCTACACTTGGTGTTTCTACAATTGCGACAGCAACGGCTTCTATCTCATCTGGTAAAGTTACATCAGTCACCATTACCAATGGTGGTGTTGGGTACACTGGTTCACAGGTTCCTGTGGTTCTGTTTGAACCACCAACAATTAAGAAAGAAGAAATTGGTGTATTGTCCTACGAGGGCGATTTCGGAACAATTGTTGGTTTTGGAACTACAACTATTGGAAGTAGTGATAATAGAGTAATTTTTGATCTCTTTATTGATCAGGGTTCATTCCTTAGAAACAATGGTTATGTTGGAACAGGAATTACTGTTAGTGGAATCTCAACAGGTGATTTCTTCACCACATTCAATACTGGTATTGGAAGTGGAACGATAGAATCAGTTACAAATGATCGATCAAGAACTATTGGTATTACAACTACTTTTTCTGACAATGTTTGGATGGTTAGGGATCATCAAACAATCACTACTCAAGTAGTTGGTATTGGCACTACGGTAGTAAAACGAGTATTCTGTAATGTTTCTGGATTGAGTACTGTAACTTTCTCAGGAACTTATCTCTCATTTGATTCTACATTATTCACTTATGATTCACAATTGATTGAAGTATTTACTGGTGGTATTTCATCTTCATTCAATTTTGGTAAATTCAGTTGGGGAAGAATTGGTCTCAATGCCAGATCGATCCCCAAAGAGTTTAACTCTTACAACTTCGACGGATATGTTGGTATTTCAACAGCTGGAATTGTTCAAAGAACTAATCCACTGAAATTTGTTAACTATATTCAAATTTGATTCTAAATAACTAAACGGGAGAATCTGTAGGAATGGCCAAACAAGGAATTAGCACAGGAACAAATCCGAACGATGGAACTGGTGACAGTCTGTTATTAGGTGCTACTAAAATCAACTCCAATTTTAATGAGGTCTATACCACTATTGGTGACGGAACAACACTTGCAGTTCCAGTTACCAGTGTCACAGCTGGAACTGGTATTAACTTGAGTGGATCGACTGGTAGTGTAACTATTACCAACACTGGTATCGCTAATACTAATAATTTAAGAACTGATTTCTTAGAAGTAAGTGGAATATCCACCTTGTCTGGTGGACTTGAAGTAACTGGCAATGCTACTGCAACACAATTTGTAGGTGGTGGTGCTGGTATTACTGGTATTTCTACTCTCAATATTGTTAATTATAGCGGTGGTGGTGGTTCTGGTGTAGGTAATACTAACAACTTGAGAACTAATTTCTTAGAAGTTAGTGGGATTTCTACTCTTAGTGGTGGACTGACTGTTGCTGGTGTCTCTACTTTTTCTATCGATAATAGTAGTAAAAGTGTTCAGTTTAAAAATACTGGAAATACTGCTCGTGTTGCCATCAATATGGCGGATGCACAAACACCTCGTATTCAATTTATTAGTAGTGACAATGATATAGCATTTCTTAGTGGTGATAGTAATGCAAATGCAATTCTTGCTGCTGGTAATACTTTAAACTTGAGAGCAAATACGAGTGAAACAGTATTACAAGGTTATGGAGACACTGGAATTTTTGCTTCTGGTGTTGAGAAACTAACTGTCAACTCAAATGGAATTGATGTTGTTGGTATTGCAACTATTGGAGCAGGAACATCTACTAATGGAGTTGATTCACCAGCTCTAACACTATCCCACAATAATCCAACAGTTATTGGTACAGCAGGAACCACTGGACAATTTAAACAAATTGGTGGTCAACCATATTACTATGATGGAACTACTTGGAGAGCACTATTCCTATCAGAGGCTCCATTAACTGTCAATCAGGCAGATAGTGATTGGGACAATACGATGATTCGTATGAATTTTGATCAGGCAACTATTGGTGATGTAACTAACTTAAAAGATGGGAGAACCCCGAGTACTGGCTTGATTGATTTAGTTTCATCACCGCTAAAATATGGAACAAAAACTGCAAGATTTCCAGTCAATAATAGTGGCATAAGCTTCACACAGGATAATTCAGGATCTACATATTATCCTTTTGAGGGTGCTTGGACACTCGAAGGGTGGTTCTATTTTAATTCTTCTGCACTTCCAAACGAAACTGTTATTACCGATTCTCCGATATTATTTGCAAATTGGCATCCAAGTGTTGGTGTCAGTAATAACTGGAAAATTGGATATTATCAAGCTGGTGGTGGTCTTTACAACTTCTATTGGCATAATAAAAATAGTTCCGCTACTGGATCTAATAGTGCTGGAAACACTAGTACTGGATTTTTATTAGATCAAGCAATCAGTTCGACCTTCGCTGATAATGCATGGCACCATATCGCTATTGTAAGAGAACCTGGTAATGGTTCGATTCACTACTATTTTGATGGCACTGAATCTACTAGAACTAGTAGTGATCAATTAATTGATAATGAGATTAGTGATCAAACAAATCAATCTTTTGTGATTGGTTACTATGGCATACCTGGTGATGCTGGTCAATTTGAAGGTAATATTGATGATATTAGAATTTCTAAATCAGCAAGATATACATCCAATTTCACTCCACCGGATTCAGCTCTTCCAATTACTGGTTCTACAACAACAGTTTATGAACCAGCTGATAGTAAGGTAGGTGAGATTTCTCTTGGTGGTTCACCGGCATGGACTGGAACTCCTGGAGTCACTGCTTCACAAATAGCTGCTGGTCAATACCGAGCGACATTTGCTACCGCATATTCCAACGCAACAGATTATGTTATACAAACCAGTATGAATGATTATACACCTGCAACAACTCCTGTTGGTATAGGTGTTAGTAGATTTACTACACATGCTGATTTCTTCGTAAGAAGAGTGAGTGATGGTGCCAATATCGATACCGGTAGTTTGGCAATTGATCTCTTCAAAAAGTAATCTTTTTCCACGATAAATAACAAAAAAGTCCTAATAAAATGGCAGCGATAATTACTGATCAACTTCGTATTCTGAATGCTAAAAACTTTGTGGCAGGTATTCAGTCCTCCACAAATTCTTATTACGCATTTATTGGGCTCCCAAACGCGACTAGTTATCAGTCTGATTGGGACACTAATCCGCCTGCACCAAAAGACAATCTCAATGAGTCTAATGACTATTGGGATACGATGTTGGCATTGAAAAAGATTAATACCTCAGATGTTAGTCAAGTAATTAGAAAAAATACTTGGTCATCTGGTATAACTTATGACATGTGGAGAAATGATATCAGTAGAGATAAACAGTCTCTCCCATCTGGATCTTTTGACATTTATGACGCAAACTACTATGTGATGAACTCTGATTATAGAGTTTATATTTGTCTCTTCAACAACGCAAATCCTGAAAATAATTTCCAAGGTAGTCCTTCTCTTGATGAACCCACATTTACAGACTTAGAACCAAGAGCTGCTGGTTCAAGTGGTGATGGGTATATTTGGAAATATCTTTATACTATCAAACCAAGTCAAGCGATCAAATTTGATTCTACAGAATACATTCCAGTACCATCAGATTGGTATGATGTTAGTAGTGATAATGTATCTGTAAGACAAAACGCTTCCACAAGTGGTCAACTTAAAATTGTGACCATAAGAAATCGTGGTGTTGGGTTAGGAACAGCCAACATTACTTATACAAGAGTACCAATTGTTGGTGATGGTAGTGGTGCAGAAGCCACTGTAGTTGTAAATAATGATTCAAAGATTGAATCTGTCACTATTTCTTCTGGTGGTTCGGGATATACCTTCGGAACACTTGATGTTGTCTCTGGTGGTCTTCCAGCTGGAACCACATCACCTGTTTTTAACATAATTGTTCCTCCAAATGGGGGTCATGGTTATGACATTTATAGAGAATTAGGTGCATTTAATGTTCTGACATATGCTAGATTTGAAAATGACACCAATAATCCAGATTACATTACTGGAAACCAATTTTCAAGAGTTGGATTAGTTGAAAATCCACAGTCATATAATTCATCTTCTCTTTTAAATATTGATAAAGCTAGTGCAGTCACTGCTTTGAAACTTTCTGGTATTGGATATAGTTCAGCTGTCTTTACACCCGACTCATATGTGAACCAATCTATTGGTGTTGGTTCAACAGCTGTTGGTAGAGTTGTTTCCTATGATTCAACTACTGGAGTTCTAAAGGTTTGGCAAGATAGAACAACGGCAGGTTTTAATAGTGATGGTTCTTTAGACTCAAATCCAATTTACGGATTTAGAGCTAATAGATTTACAGCTGATATTGGTGTTAATGGATCCTTTAGCATTGTAGGTGGTTCAATCACTCTTGGGATTGAAACTACTTTTACAGGTATATCTACGGTAATAAATAATAGGACATATTACTTGGGTCAAAGTTTCACTTCTGGTGTTGCACAACCAGAAGTGAGCAAATATTCTGGAAATACTATCTACGTTGACAATAGACCTTCTGTCACAAGATCTTCATCCCAGAAAGAAGACGTAAAGATCATCTTGCAATTTTAATAAGAAATCATGCCACAGGAAACTAACCTCAACGTTGCTCCTTATTTTGACGACTTTGATCCGCAGAGTAACTATTATAAAGTTCTTTTTAAGCCAGCTTACCCAGTCCAGGCAAGAGAGTTAAATAATCTCCAATCCATTCTTCAAAATCAAATTGAAGACATGGGGACTCACTTCTTCAAAGAGGGAGCCAAGGTTATTCCTGGTCAGTTGACTTATCTGCCCAATTTTTATGGAATTCAGATTAATTCTGATTTTTTAGGTATTCCTGTTGATCTTTACCTCGACCAGTTGATTGGTAAAAAAATAACTGGTGCATCTTCTGGAGTGACCGCTAAGGTAGTTACATATATTACTGATATAGAGTCTGAGAGGGATGTTTGCACATTATATGTTGACTATTATGAGTCAAATGCATCCGACAATTCTACTCAAACTTTTTCAGATAATGAAGTTCTTCTAACTTCTGATAATATTAGTTTTGCTTCAACATTTATTGCTTCTGGAGAAGGTTTCGCTAGGACTTTAACCGAAAATGCCAATGTTACTGGTTCTGCATTTGCCTTAAGTAATGGTGTTTACTTTCTCAGAGGATTTTTTGTTGATGTTGAGGATCAAATCCTCATTCTTGATCAATATGACAATACACCCAATTACAGAGTTGGTTTAAATGTCACTGAAACTTTGATTTCGGCTGATGTTGATCCAACATTGAATGATAATGCTAGAAATTTCACCAATTTCACTGCACCTGGTGCTGATAGACTGGAAATTACTGCATTTTTAGCTAAAAAAGAGAAAAATGATTTTAATGACCAAAATTTCGTTCAATTAGCAGAAGTTCAAAATGGTCGTCTAAGAGAAACCAATACTGGAACTGACTACAACATTCTTGCAGATGAATTAGCAAAAAGAACCTTTGATGAATCAGGTCATTATTATGTAAAAGAATTTGTAACGACTGTCAAAGAAAGTTTAAATAACGGATACGGAAATAGAGGTATCTATAATCAGAATCAGACCACTACAAGTGGACAGACACCCTCTGAAGACCTTATGGTCTACAAAGTTGGACCTGGAAAGGCGTATGTTAGAGGATATCCCATTGAAACCCTTGGTTCGACCTTCTTAGATTCTCCAAAAGCAAGAACAACTAGAGATGTTGAAGGAAAATCCATCACTTTTGGTTTTGGACCAACATTTACAGTAAATAACGTTTCTGGATCACCAACTATTGGATTTGATAACACAAATACTTTAAGTTTGAGAAGTCAAAGAATTGGATCCGCTAGAACTGATCTTGCCGGTGATGAAATTGGTGTTGCTAGAATTTATGATTTTTCTTTAGAATCTGGTTCTTATGATGCTATCAATAAAAATATTAATAAGTGGGAATTATCATTATATGATGTACAGACATATTCTGAACTAACAATTAATGAAGAAATTGATCTCACTACTCCAACATTCATTGAGGGTAGTTCTAGTGGGGCCTCTGGTTTTATCAGATATGATGTAAACACTGGAACAGCAGCTACTGTTTACGATGTTAAAGGTCAGTTCTCAATTGGTGAAAGAATTACCTTTGATGGTTTAGATTCCACAAATAGAACTATTACCAATATTACAAACTATGAAACTTCTGATGTTCAATCAGTTTATGGTATTGTAGGTACTGCTGGGACGTTCACAGCTGATTTGATTCCAACTGATGCTGTCACTATTGGTATTGCATCTATTACCAAAGGAGATGGAGTTACTGGTGTTTCTACAATTACAAATCCATCACTTTCGTTCCCCGGTATCGTAACAACTGGAAATTTAATTCAATATTCTGATTCAAATTTAACTTTATCAACTCTTTTGAGAGTATCTAGTGTAAATACAAATTTTATAAATGTTGTTGGTGTTGAAACTGTTACAGGATTTATTGATGGTGGAGTTCCAGATCGAAACATCGGTGTCACAAACCTGAAAGTAGTTGAATCTCAGACAACTCCCACTTCAAAAAATGATAACTTGGCGGATAATGAATCTCTTTTTTCAATTTTTCCAAGAAAATTAATTTCTAACGTCAATCTTACAGAATCTGATTTAATAATTAGAAGACAGTTTGATGTAACAGTCACTGACGGATCTACTGGAGCTGTTAATTCTGATACTAATGAAGTGTTCTTATCTTTTGATGAAGAAAGATATAGTTTAATTAATGATGCTGGAGAAATAGAAGTTCTTACATCTGATAAATTCACATTCGCTTCTGGCAACACTCAACTCACACTTAGTGGTATTGCCAATGATGGTGATTGCAAACTAATCACAACACTTCGTAAAACTAACATCACTCCGAAGATTAAAACCAAGAATCTTGCAAAAAATATTGTAATAAGAAATTCAAATGATTCTGGTTCTGGTATTGGGGGAACCACTCTCAATGATGGTTTGACTTATGGTACTTATCCATATGGAACAAGAGTTCAAGATAAAGTCATTTCTCTCAACGAACCAGATGTCATTTTGATTTATGGTGTGTTTAGTGGTGATGGTTCAAATTCAGATCCAGAGTCTCCTTCAATGACTGTTGGTAGTATGGATGGTCCAACAAATACTACAAATGATCTGATTCTTGGCGAAGAAGTCGTCGGATCAATAAGTGGATCAAGAGCAATTTATGTTGATAAGAAGTCAGATACCTCAGTTAATTTCATTTACGAGAATCTTTCCAGATTCCAACCAAATGAAGTAGTTAATTTCCAAAAATCTGGAGTTAGTGCTGTTGCTTCAAATATTGTCATTGGAAGTAAGAATATAACTTCTGATTTTGATTTCTCCAGTGGTCAGAGAAAGTCAATCTATGATTATTCTAGAATCAGAAGAAGAGATGGTGTAGGTGTACCTAACAGTAGATTGAGAGTTTATTTCATATCAACATCTTACAATACTTCTGATACTGGTGATATTACAGTATGTAATTCTTATAGAGATTTTGATTATAAAACAGAAATCAATACTATTTCTGGTGTCAGACTTACTGATATAGTTGATGGTCGTCCCAGAGTTTCATCTTTCTCTGTAGATACTACAAATACTAGGTCACCATTAGAATTTTTTGGTAGAACTTTCAATGGAGGTCAACATAGTTCTAAGAATGTTCTGGCCTCCAATGAGTCAATTACAGTAGATTATAATTACTATCTCCCAAGAATTGACAGAATCTATCTTGATAGAAATGGTATTTTCCAAGTTAAGAAAGGTGCTCCATCTGATAATCCAGTATCACCAAAAGGCATTGATGGAGCAATGAATATAGCTAATTGTTATGTTCCAGCTTATACCTTTAATGCTAAAGATGTAAGGACCACCTTCATCAATCATAAGAGATATCAAATGACTGATATCTCTAAACTAGAACAAAGAATCAAAAATCTTGAGTACTACACTTCACTAAATCAGTTAGAGACAAGGACTATCAATCAGTTTATTCCAGACGCTAATGGTCTGAACAGATTCAAATCTGGTATCTTTGTTGATAACTTCTTGAGTCTTAAGTCTCAAAATGTTAGTATTGGTATTAAGAATTCTATTGATAAAAAACATGGTACTTTAAGACCTTCCCACTATACCACTTCAGTAAATATGGTTGTTGGAAACACAACCATTGCTGGTATTGGAACAACAACAAAAGCTAATCAAGACAGTAGATATGCTGATATTCTTGGGACTGGGGTGAAAAGATCTGCTCAAATGATCACTCTTGATTATAATGAAACAGAAGAACCTTGGTTGCAACAAGGTTTTGCTACGAGGTCTGAAAGTGTCACTCCTTTCCTTGTGCGTTTCTGGCAAGGTAATATTTCCTTTGAACCAACTGTTGATACCTGGGTTGATGTCAATCAAATGACTGCAAGAGATATCATGATGGAAGGTTCATTCCAGGGTGTAGCTGAAGCTATACAAGCTGAGATTACGACTGCTGATGATGGAAAAAGATCTGGTGTAGCACCAGTTATCTGGAACTCGTGGGAAACCACTGGTGTTAATGTTTCACTCGACTTAAATGCGAAACTTCATGAAGATATAAACAGCACATGGAGATCTGGTACAGAAACTGAATTCCGTGAGTTGTTTAACGCTACTCCTGAAAGGATTGATGAACACATTCAAAAGAATAATGGAGCTCCACCAAACTTCAGGGTTGAGCAAGTAATCACAGACACAAGTATTAAACTTAATGGTTCTGCTGGTGTTGAGCTCAATCAAAGAAGAACAGGTACTCAACAAACAATAACTGAAGAGATTGCAAGTGAATCATTCGGAGATAGAGTTGTCAATCGTGAAGTTATTCAGTTTATGAGATCTCGTAATATCACGTTTACGGCTAGAAGTCTGAAACCATTTACTGAGGTTTATGCTTTCTTCGACAATGTTGATGTTAATAAGTATTGTGTACCTAAACTAATTGAAATTGAAATGGTCTCTGGCACATTTGAAGTCGGAGAGGTTATTAATGGTGTTATGGGTGAAGATTATGATCCATCTACAACAGGAGAAGATAATAGTGGGTCCAGTGAATCTGTAGATCCAGCTATTGTGTTCAGAGTTGCTTCCGCTAATCATAAGTATGGTCCATATAACGATGCTACTGACACATATGATGAAAACCCATATACTTCTCCAACGACCACTGCTGCTCGTGAATCACTTCCCACAGATTATACACAAACAACGACTGTATTGAATGTCGATATGGCTTCTTTATCTGATGAAAGTGAAGTTGAATATGCAGGATACATTGCTGAAGAAATGATACTTAAGGGAGCTAGCAGTGGAGCAGAAGCTAAAGTTACCTCAAGAAGACTTATTACTGATAGAATTGGTACACTGATTGGTTCTTATAGAGTTCCAAATTCCAATGATCCTTCAGCTCCTACTTTTGAAACTGGTAGATCAGTATTGAGACTCACTAGTAGTGACACTAATAGCAGAGTTCCTGGTTTGGTCACTACTTCTGCTGAAGATATTTTCTTCTCAAGAGGTGATCAGGATAATACTCAACAAACAACACTGTCCTTGAGAAATGCAAGAGTATCTACTCAAGATGCTACTCCCGAAACAAGAACGATTGGTGATGGAGCATCTTCTGATACCCTAATTACAGCAGATGATCTGAATGCAGTTGGATCATCTTCAAGGTTAACTGGTGAATATAAGGACCCTCTGGCACAAACCTTTATTGTTGATGACGAAACAGGAATTTACCTCACATCTATTGATCTATACTTCCAAGAAAAACCAACTGAGTTTGATACACCAGTTACAATTGAAATTCGTGAAGTTGAATTGGGAACTCCAAGTCAGACAGTTCTCCCATTCTCTACTGTAGAAAAAGAACCTGATGAAATTACTATCTCAGATAATGCCAGTGTAGCAACGAAATTCACATTTGAATCTCCTGTTTATCTAAATGGTCAGAGAGAATATGCAATTATCATCCTCTCCAACTCCACCGAGTATAGAGTATGGATCTCAAGACTGGGTGATTCTGATGTTTCAACATTAGGTGCAGAATCTGGACAGGTTGTTGTTTCTACACAGAGACTATTGGGTTCATTGTTCAAATCACAGAATGCTTCTACTTGGACACCATCTCAGTATGAAGATCTTACCTTCCGACTGTATAGAGCTGACTTTGTTCCTACTGGTTCCGTTCAGTTGTTCAATCCACCTCTCCCACAAGAACTAGAAGTCATTCCAAATAATTCACTTGTTGTTGAATCTAGGACCATCAGAGTAGGTCTTGGAACCACAGTTGCTGATGCTGGGTTGTTAGCTGGTCAACTAATTACTCAGGATGAAAGTGGAGCGACTGGTAGATTTGTTGGATATGGTGGATCAGCTGCACCAGGAAAACTAAACATCACTAACGCTGGTGTTGGATATACTCCATCCTCCGGTGAATTTGAATATACTGGTGTGGCTATGACAGCCATTACTGGTCATGGTGTCAATGCTACCGCTAGCTTCTTCATCAAAAATGGAGTTGCTCTTGGAGCTACGATTATTGGTGGAGGAAGAGGTTATCAGATAGGTGACATTATAGCACCAGTCACAATTGGATCGGGACTTGGTGAAGGTATTAAAGTTTCTATCTCGACCATCTTTGGTAATAATGAACTGAATATCACTGATGTTCAGGGGGAGTTTACTACCAGTTCTAGTACGGCTATTCTGAAATATCAGAATAGTAGTGGTGTCACAACTGCACTTGACCACACTAGAAACCCAATTTCTGGTGTGTCTCTAGTATCACCAGTCACTGTAGTTAATGATGGTCTTCACATCAAAGTTTCTCAAAGAAATCATGGTATGTACTCAAGTGGTAACATTGTCACTATTTCAAATGTTAACACCAATGTAACACCCACAAATCTATCTGTAGATTACAGTAGTAGTGCCACAGGAAGTATTTCTGTTGGAACCACAGCCAACTTGGTTGAGTTTGAAGGTGTTAGTGTTGCATCCACAAACCCTGGATACGTCAAAATTGGTGATGAAATCATTTCATATACAGGAACTTCATCAAACTCCTTGACTGGTATTACTAGAGGTATTGACAACACAAACGCTACCAATCACTCTCAAAATGATACTATAAGTAAGTATGAATTTGATGGTGTGTCATTGAGAAGAATCAACAAGACACATAATCTCAATGAAGTGACTGAGTCAAACCCATTTGATGCAGACTTCTACAAGATTAAAATTGACATGTCAGAAAATGGTATTGATAGAACTGTTAACACTGGTTTTGGAAAAGCATTCTTTGAGAAAACAACTTTTGGTGGTGGATCAAATATGAGGGGAACTTATAATATTCCGTTCTCTCAGTTCATTCCTAATTTTACGACTCTTACACCAACTGGAACATCTATCGAACCAACCATTAGAACAGTCTCCGCTACTAGTATCTCTGGTAATGAAGGTTCGTTCCTTGATCAAGGATTTGAACAAATTGCACTCAATAAAGATAATTATTTTGATTCTATGAGAATGGTTTGTTCATCAATCAATGAAGAAACTTTCCTAGACAATCTTCCAGGTAACAAGTCACTCACAGTTGGTCTTAATATGTCTACGAGTGATACTAGAATTTCTCCTGGTCTTGATCTTGACCAGGTAGCTATGGTACTTACATCAAACAGAGTAAATCAACCAATTACAGATTATGCTAACGATTCTAGGGTAAATACAACTAAAGATGATCCTAACAATTTCTTCTATGTAACAAAAAATGTTAGACTTGAAAATCCTGGAACTTCTATCCAAGTTCTTCTAGACGCTTATCTGACAGAAAATTCTGACATCAGAGCCTTCTACGCTCTCGATCAAGAAAAGTTGGAAGATGCTATTTTCATACCATTCCCAGGAACTAATAATTTCCTACCAAATGGTTCTACAACCAATCCTGCCAAGAGTAATGGTAGCACTGATGTCAGAACACCTAAGACTAATGATCACAATCCAAATGCTCCATTGAGTCTGTATAGGGAACTCAAGTTCTCGATTGACAATCTCCCATTATTCTCATCCTTTAGAATCAAATTGATTGGTACATCAACTAATCAAGCACAACCACCTTTCATCAAAAACTTTAGAGCATTAGGTTTAGCATGACACTCATTCCAGTAAAGGGTCAATCGGGTCTATTCCGTGACAGTGAAACAGGGTCTATTATCAACAATAGATCCAATGATTATGAATCATATGTATCCAACAGAGATAAACTCCTCTCCGAAAAGGAGAGGATTGATAAACTTGAATCTGACATTGGTGATATCAAACGTATGTTGCAACAACTAACAAATGGCCAATAATACAATCACTTTCAATCCTGATTCCAATGCATCTGCATATGGAGTTAATTTGGTTATCAATACTGGTTCTGACTTCAATTCTACCTTTAAGGTAATCAAACCAAGTAAGACAAACTTTAATTTTGAAGGATGGACTGGTTCTTCACAGATGACAAAGTCTGTGTCAATTGGTTCTAGTATGTCACCAATTGCTACATTTAATGTAGGATTTACAAGTGCTTTTGATGGTGAGTTTAAGATTACTCTAGGAAAGACAGAGACGAGAGTTTTAAGAAATGGTAGATATGTATGGGATGTGTTGGTAAGTTCCGGTACAACCGTTTATAGACTGGCTGAGGGTAACGTTACGGTCATATCCGGTATCTCTTCCGCCCCCTAAATAATAAAAAGTTATAGTATATAAATGGCGCAGCCCTCTTCTAGACAAGAACTGATTGATTACTGCTTGAGACAGTTGGGTGCCCCTGTAGTTGAAATTAATGTCGCTGACGAACAGGTCCAAGATTTATTGGATGACGCTATTCAACTGTTTCAACAAAGACATTTTGACGGGGTAATTCAGACATTTCTAAAATACGAGATTACTCAGGCAGATAAAGATAGAGCACAAGCTGTTCCACCTGGAGCCCCAAGTGGTAGGGGATCAGTTGGAATGGCATCAACATCAGTAACAAGTGATATTGTAGGAACTGCAACAACATTTACATATTATGAAAATAGTAATTATCTTGATATTCCTAAGGATGTAATTGGAATCAATAAGGTATATCAGTGGGATGCCTTAATGGGTGTTAGTACCAAAAACATGTTCAGTTTGAAGTATCAGATGTTTTTGAATGATGTTCACTACTGGGGAACACAGGACATTCTGTCATATTCAATGTCAATGTCTTATCTTGAGACATTGAATTTTCTGTTGAACACACATAAGGCAATCAGATTTAATCAAAGACAAGATAGGATGTATCTTGATGTTTCATATAATGATTTAATTGTTGGTGATTATCTTGTTATCGATTGTTGGAAGGTTCTTAATCCTAATGAAGCTACTGGTGTATTTAATGATCCATTCCTGAAGAAGTATCTAACATCTCTAGTTAAGAAACAATGGGGTCAAAACTTAATCAAGTTCCAGGGTGTAAAACTACCTGGTGGTATTGAGTTTAACGGAAGACAAATCTATGATGATGCACAGTCTGAACTTGATAAGATTGAAGAGAAGATGTTAAGTACATATGAGATTCCACCTCTTGATCTTATCGGGTAAGATGTCATGCTTAATCCATATTTTCTCAATGGTTCTCAGAACGAACAGAATTTAGTTCAGAGCCTAGTAAACGAACAACTCAAGATGTATGGGGTAGAAGTATACTACCTCCCAAGACAATATGCAACTGAAAAGACAATAATCAAAGAGGTTATTGAATCAAAATTTGAGAATGCATACCCACTTGAAGCATATGTGGATAGTTATGAAGGATTTGGTGGACAGGGAACAATTCTTTCTAAGTTTGGTATTCAAGAGAAAGATGACCTAACATTAGTCATATCCAAAGAAAGATTCTCAGATTACATCACACCCTTCATGAAGGACATTCCCAACATGAAGGGTGTCACTCACAGACCAAGAGAGGGTGATCTTATCTGGTTTCCACTTGGTGATAAACTTTTTGAGATTAAGTATGTTGAACATGAACAACCCTTCTATCAATTAGAGAAGAACTATGTCTATCAACTGAGATGTGAACTCTACAGATATGAGGATGAGGTCATCGATACTGGTATTGAAGATGTTGATGATGAACTCCAAGAAATAAGCACTGGTTATACTCAGACACTTACATTGATTGGAGTTGCTGTTACTGCAACAGGTACAGCCACCACATGTGCTAGTGGTTCTTTGAACTCTATGACTATTACAAACATGGGTAGTGGTTATAGTTTAGCTCCACTTATAGGATTCAGTTCGGCACCAGCTGGAGGTACAACAGCTGTTGGTATTGCGTCAATAACCACAGACTTTATTGGTTGTGCAGGACAAAAAGATGGAAAGGTCCATAGGATCTACATTACCAACTCTGGTTGTGGATATACTGTAGCCCCCAAGTTAGTCTTTGAAACGATCAAAGGAGAGGTTGGATCTGGTGCAGCTGCAACCTCTGGTATCACAACTCTCGGTTCTATTCAAACTGTTTCAGTCACTAATGGTGGTAGTGGTTACATCACCAATCCCAATGTGTCTATTGGACAAACAGATGTAGTTGGTGTCCAAACAGCTTTTGGTATTGGTATTATCAACTCTGCCGGTAATGTTGTTAGTGTTGCTATGACATTTGGTGGTGTTGGATTTGCAACAACATCTACATCTGTTATCACATTCGACCCACCTGCTACGGCTACTGGTGGTGATGGTTCTGGTAATTTCATATTCAATGAGGTTGTCACTGGTGGAACATCTGGATCTGAAGCAAGAGTCAAGGGGTGGAACTCCACCACTAATATTCTTGAGATTTCTATCGTTACTGGGAACTTCTTACCTGGAGAGAGAATTGTTGGATCAGATTCTGGAGCTTCGTATAGTATCAGAGTTGTCAATGAAGATGATATAGTTGATACTTTTGCTGATAATGACAACATTGAATTTGAGGCAGATAAGATTATTGATTTTAGTTCCACCAATCCATTCGGGATGCCATAATCTAAATAGTAGCAAATAAAGACTAGACTGATGTTTGAGTATTTCTATAATGAAATCTTCAGATCCGTAATTATCGGATTTGGATCGATGTTTAATGGAATTGAAATTCAACATAAGAATGAGTCTGATAATCAAATCAGTACCGTCAAAGTTCCATTGGCATATGGACCTACTCAGAAGTTTCTTGCAAGGATCGAACAGCAAGCAAACTTGAACAAGTCAACTCAAATGTCTCTTCCTAGAATGTCATTTGAGTTCACTGACCTCCAGTATGACCCCACAAGAAAGTCAACTCAGACACAACAGTTTGTAGTCAAGAATTCCACTGGAAGTGAGATTAAAAAGGGATATGTTCCTGTTCCATACAACATGACTATTCAGTTGTCAGTCATGACAAAATTGAATGATGACATGTTACAGATTGTAGAACAAATCTTACCTTACTTTCAACCATCTTATAATTTACCAATCAATTTTCTTGGTGACTTCAAAGAAAAGAGAGATATCCCTATTCAACTTGAAGGAATCTCCATGGAAGATGATTATGAGGGTAACTTTGAAACAAGAAGGGCTCTCGTATATACTCTGACATTCACAGCTAAAACATTCCTATTTGGTCCTCTGTCCGATGTTTCAGGCGATATTATCAGAAAGGTTACTGTTGGTTATGTTGCTGGTTCCTCTGGTCCAGGTCTCAGAAATCCAGAAAGAGACCTCACATACAGAGTTGTACCAAGAGCTGTCCAGGATTATGATGACAGTTATGTTACCACCATTGCCGAGGATGTTGACGAAATAGTAAAAATTATTGAAGTTGCTGACGCATCTCAACTCTCAGCAGCAACATATATTCAAATCGGAAAAGAGGAAATGTATATTGAAAAAGTTTCTGGTAATAATTTGACAGTCAAGAGAGGTCAAGATACCTCGACAGCTGCAGAACATGTTCTTGGTTCTGGAGTCGCTACAATAACAGCCAATGATGCTAATCTTATTGAGATTGGTGATGACTTTGGTTTTGATGGTAATGTTTTCTGAGGTTAATTTATGTCTGATAAGTATGAAAATCTCGACGAAACATTTAACGTCGAATCGGTTGAGGTAGAGGTACAGAAGGTTGACACAAACACTAAGATTGATAAGATAAAGTCAGGTCAAGAGGACATCAGAAGAGATTATGAATATACCAGGGGTAATCTCTATTCAATCATTGAGAAAGGACAGGAAGCCATCGATGGTATCCTTGAACTAGCTCAAGAAAGTGAGATGCCAAGAGCTTACGAAGTCGCTGGTCAGTTAATCAAAAATGTTGCTGATGCGACTGATAAACTTCTAACATTGCAACAGAAACTCAAGGATGTGGAAGAAGAGAAAGATACCAAAGGTCCAACCACTGTCAACAATGCACTTTTTGTTGGTTCAACAGCTGAGCTTCAGAAATTATTAAAGAAAGGCAATAATGATAAATAGTAAGAATGGGAGAGAAATCCCAAAGTATTCTTACTAATACAACTGATATGTCGCGCGAAAATAATAATTTACCTTCATATAGAGATTTCATCGAAAATCCTGATGATTTGCCGTCATTGGGGGATTTTAAAGAAGAAAATCTACCTTCAGTAGATGATTTTTATCAAAAACCTGTAGAAGAAGAGACCCAGACCATCGAAAATTCCGATGGAAAGTCATTTGTGGAATTAACTGATGTTGTTCAGGTTCCAGAATGGTCGGAATTGGTCCGTTTGGTCAATGATGTAAGAAAAGATATTCCAAAAATACCTGAAATCAAGTATTATGATGAGCAATTAGAGGAAATTTGTGCTCAAATTGAACAAATTCAAGGAAATTACGCAAAGACGGATAAAATTGATGTCTTGAGTGTTCAAAATGAAGAATTTGAAGGTAAATTATCTGAAATTGAGTCCAAAATTCCTACGGTCAAATACTATGACCATGATATTAACTCAATTTATGACAAAATTACCGATATTAAAGAAGAGCTCAAGTGCCTTCCAGAGGTAAAATACTACGAAGAAGACTTAGAGTCCTTAAAATCAAGGATTGAACAGGTAAGTGAGTCGATTCCTACCGTTCCAGACTGGTTCTCGGAATCTGAGGAGACACCAGACTTCTCTTGGATTGCTAAAAGTTTTAGTCTAATTGATGATGACATTGACAAGGTTGAATGTCATATAAACATTATCAAAGAGAAAATTAAATTTGAAGTCAGAGAACTGAACGAAATAGTTGAAAAGAAAGATTTTGAACTAAAAGTAGATTTAAAGAATCTTTACGAACATCTTACTGAAGATTTTAATAAGACTAATAAAAATCTTAAAGAGACTAAGGATAAACTTTTAGAAGAAGTTAAAGGTGTTTCTCGTAGAATATGGGAACAACATCATACATCAAAGGATGATGATAGAAAGTTAAAGAAATCATTAATCAGTGAGCAGAATAAACTTAAACAATCTCTTCAGGATGAAATTAAGAAAATTAATGAACAGAGCGTCAGGGCTGATGATTCTATCGTTAAATTCATTACTGATCTGAAGGAAACTATTGATACACTTCCTGAGGTAAAGTATTACGATGATGATATCTCCAATCTGAGAAAGGAGTTCAATGAGGAGATAAAGACCACAAAGGGTGATATTCAAACTCTGGTTGGTGAACTCCATAAGATTGCTTCTGTAATCAAGAAACAACAGAAGACAATCACTGAGGGATATCTGTTAAATGAACCACCAGAACAGAAACAAACTGCTGGTGGTCAGACTGACCCATTAACACCTGAGGACCAGCAGTTTGCTACTCTGAAAGATTTGTCTACACACTATAGACTCTTTATTAATAGAATTCAAACTCAGATGTCCACCATGGGTGGTGGTGGAGCTGGTTTCATCAAAGACCTTGATGACGTTGAGTTTGATCAAACATCAGGAGATGGTAAATTACTGATCTATGATCAGACTAACTCCAAGTGGGTTGGTATTGCTAGCACCGCATTGGGTAGTGCAGGTGTAGCAAGTACTGACTTTATCAGTGGTATTGCTATCACGATGACGACTGGTAATTTTACAAATGTGAATGTTGCTGGAACAATCACTTATGATGATGTAACACGTTTGGACTCTCTTGGTCTTTCAACATTCAGAAGTGGTCTTGAAGTCAATACAGGTACAGCTACAACTGCCCTTTTGGTGAGGGGTGATGCAAGAATTACTGGAATCCTTACCATTGGTACTGCATCTGTTACCATAGATGGTGATAATAATACCATAACAGCAGGTATTGTTACTATTACAAATTCTGATATTTTCATCGGTGATAATGTAACAATCAACTCCGGTGCATCAGGTATCAACTCAGCACCAAATGTCTTTTATGTCGCTAAAGATGGTAATGATACTAATAATGGAACATCGATTGATAATGCTAAACTAACCATCGCAAGTGCTGTTGGTATTGCTCAATCTGGATCTGTTATTAAAGTACTTTCGGGTAACTATGTTGAGAGTAATCCAATCGTTGTTCCTGCATTTGTAGCGGTTGTTGGTGATGATCTGAGAAGTTGTAAGGTATTGCCAAGTAACGCCACACAAGATTTGTTCCATGTTAATAAAGGATGTAAACTGGCAAACATGACTTTCTCTGGTCATACCGCTCCTGCAGCTGCGGTCGCGTTTCCAACATCTGGTGCTACCAATGTTGGTGGTGGTAAATGGAAAGGTCCGTATATTCAGAACTGTACTAGTGATACCACTACTGGAACTGGTATTAGAGTTGATGGAGATAAAGCAGTCAAGACTAAGTCAATGAATGTTGACGCCTTCACTCAATACAATCAAGGTGGTGTCGGTGTTGCTGTAACAAATGAAGGATATGCTCAGTTAGTGTCAGTATTTACTATTTGTTGTGATAAAGCAATAACTGTCCACAAAGGTGGTCAAGCTGATGTTGCTAATAGTAATTGTAGTTTTGGAACCTTCGGTTTAGTTGCTAATGGTAAAGGTTCTGAACAATTTATTGGCACTGTCACAACTTCTGCGGCCGCGTCACAAGATAATGTAACTATCAATGTTGGAACTGGACAGACACGTCCCTATGATGGACAGATTGTTTATTTTGATCAACTCTATAAGTCTGTAGAAACAATCACAGTCACTAATGGTGGAAGTGGTTATACTTCTACTCCAACTATAACTATCGCAGCTCCTACTGGTCCGAGTGGTGAAACATCAACTGCATTCGCTACTCTTGAAGGTGGTGCTGTCGTTTCAATTTCAATCATCAGTAGTGGAAGTCAATATGAATCAACACCTTCAGTTACTATTTCTGGTGGTGGTGGAAGTAATGCTGCAGCAACTGCCGATATGACGGATACTTACTATACAATAAATAGTGCCACACCTATCGTATCTGGAATTACTACATTAACACTTGATGAAAACCTAATCAATACAGTGGGTGTTGGATCTACAGTATTTTTCTTCCAAC